CGAGGTAATACAAGAGTTGGTGGTCGAACTATAAGTAAAAGCGCAAACACTAAAGGAAGAGATTTTGCAAAAGATAAATTCAAGAAAAGTGTAACTACTAAAAGAGGTAGTGATACAGGTAAGGTTGGTGATAGTTTAGATCCAAATGCTAATAGCATTGGTCGTACTCGACTTACTGGCACTGCTAAAACAAAAAACAAGCTAATAGGTAAAGGTACTAAAACTAAATCTTTTAAATTAGAAGGAACTGAAGGTTCTGGAAAAGCGGTTAAAGAGAAAAAGCTTATAAGAAAAAATACAAGATTTACAAGACAAGTTACGGGTGGTAAAAATACTATGGCTGCTGATAAAGAAACTAAAAGTTATAGAACTGAAAATAGAAAAATGAATCAGCGTAAAAAAGCTAATCAAGACTTTAACCAAGGTTCTTCAAATCCAGAAGTGACAAAAAGTAAACAATCTAAGTTTAATAAAATTAAAAATGAAGTCGCATCTAATAAAAGAAAGAAACAAGTATCAGGCATGTTGCGCTAATGTAAAGGTGAATTTTTAATATGTAATTATATATATAACAGAACATTATAAACCAAAAAACCAATATATATGAAAAACTTATTATTAACATTATTCACTGTATCTTCTATTATAGGTACTACGCAAACACAATGCTACACTAAACAACAATACAAATTATTAAAAAAATCAAGAAAAGTTGAATTTGATATTAACGCTTTAGATAATTTAGAATTTAACAAAAAAGATACTGTATTTTTAAATCATGAAACTGTTAAATATAGTAAGCATGGTATTAACATATACATTATTAAGATGGATAATATTGATCACGGTCAAGATTGGGAATTAGATGATTACTTCTTAGAAGAAAATATTTCTGAATCTTTATTTAAAGGTCCATTTAGAGAAGTAGGTGGTGATATTTTTAATTTATATGTTGTTTGGAATTTAAAAGAAAATGAATATATTCATGAGTTATTATGAAAAAAACATTTAATGAAACTAAAATAGGTGCTTTTTTATCAAACAAAGCGCCCAAAGTACTTCAAGCTTTAGGCGACGTACTTCCTAATCAAGGTACACTTGGTGTAGTAAAAAACCTTATATCAAGTGATACTAAGATCAAGGCTGTTGATAAAGAACAAGCTATGAAACTTATAGAGCAGGATATAGCTGAAATGAAAGAAGTATCTAGCAGGTGGAGATCTGATATGAAATCAGACTCATGGCTAAGCAAGAACACTAGACCATTAGCTTTAGTGTTTTTAACAGTTTCTGCAGTTTTCATGATGGCTGTAGATTCTTTTCATTTACAATTTGACGTAGACGAATCATGGATAAACTTATTAAAAACATTACTGGTAACAGTTTATGTAGCATACTTTGGAAGCAGAGGTGCTGAAAAAATAACAAAAATAAATAAATAAAAATGGCAGGATATAACACATTTAACGAACGACCTGGTTTAGAAGGAAATACAGCAGCTCAACCAAGAGTGTTTGGGCATGATGCTATAGCAACAACTCCATATTGGAATTTTACAATAAAACAAGGAGGATCTGCATATGATTCGACAGATGTTGGTGATACTTTAACAGGTGTTGGTAATGTAGGTGTAAGTGGAAATATAACTGCTGTAACTAACAATGCAGTTACTGGTTTTACTTTTATATCAAAAGGAGATGCTAAAGTAGGTGAAACTATAATACTTAGTCCAGCAACAAGCGGTGGTGATGGTTTTCAAGTTATAATATCAGCTGATTCTTTATCTAATTTAACTGCAGAAACAAGAGGAGCTATGATATATAATAACAGCACTGCAGCTCAAGACATAGGTATTGTAACAGAAGCAGGCACGTCTGTTATTTTTAAAAGTGTTCCGGCAACAGAATACGTAGGGTACACTCATCCAATATTAGCAATAGAGCTAACAAGTGGTACAGATATATTAGCTGTATACTAAATAAAACAAAACAATCAAATCAAATAAAATAAAATAAAATGGCAAAGAAAAATAAATTAACTAAAGACGAGTTAGAATTAGTTCTTAATTCTGCATCAAAGTACAATGAGATATTAATGCAAATAGGAGGAGTACAGGTAACTATGCAAGATTTAACTATGCAAGCTGCTAAATTAAGAGCTAGCGTTGAGCAAGTTAAAAAAGATCTACAAGAAAAATATGGAAGTATTAATGTAGATTTAAAAGATGGATCTTACACTAAGTCAGATGTCGAAGATAAGAAAGATTAGTATAGGTTCTGACTATAAAAATGATGCAATGCATTATTCCTTAGGACAAGAGGTTTATGGTGGACATACTATTAGTGATATTCTTTTTGAAGATAAAGATCAATCATACAATATTTTTATAACTAAAAATGATGAAATCTTGCCTTGGAAAAAATTTAACGCTAATATGTCAATATCTGTAGAGTACCATTTGTCGTATTGATGAAAAGCTTGTATAGCTTTATTGTTAAACCTTTAAAACAAAGATATGACAATATACGACAAGTTGATGGTGATAACCTTATTATCAATACTAGCATTGAAGACCATAGATTTATTAGTAAAAAAGCTGTAGTAGTTTCAACTCCTGCAGCTTATGCTACTAAAATAAATATAGGAGATGAATTATATATTCATCATAATATATTTAGAAGGTGGTATGATCAAAAAGGTAAAGAAAGAAACAGCTCTACTTATTTTAAAGATGACTTATACTTCGTGTTGCCTGATCAAATTTATATGTATAATTTAAAATCACATTTAAATTATTGCTTTGTAAAACCTATAAAAAACCAAAGTATCTTAGAGAATAGAAAAGAACAACCTAATGTTGGCATTGTTAAGTATAGTAATACTTCATTAGAAGCCATAGGAATAACACCTGGAACACTTATTACGTTTACACCTAACTCTGAGTTTGAGTTTATTATTGAAGGTGAACGTCTTTATTGTATGAAATCAAATGATATAGCTTTAACGCATGAATACCAAGGAAACGAAGAAGAAAATAATCCAAGCTGGGCAAAAAGCAGTTGAGGAACTTATTAAGGTAGCAAAAGAAAAGATTGTAGACTCAGACGACGATGTAAGCGCTGATAGATTAAAAAATGCTGCCGCTACTAAAAAGCTGGCTATATTTGATGCTTTTGAAATATTAAACAGAATACAGTTAGAAGAAGATATTTTAAATGAAAAACCAAAAGAAGTTAAAGAACAAAAAACTTTTAGAGGTTTTGCAGAAGGGAGAAGCAAGTGAGCTATAATCAAAATCTTTGGGAAGAAATTAATGATATTGTAAATCCTAAGATATTAGCTAAAAACAATAGATTTAAAAAATGGGATTATGGTTATAATTCTGATTATGATTTTATAGTAATAAGTAAAACTGGAAAAATTGGACAAATCATTGAAATACAGAATCTCAGGATTGCTTTACCAGCAACAGATAAACCGTTTAAACGAAGTGAAAAAAAAGCGGAACAACACTGGGAAAGACAAGACTACCCAAAAGAATTAAGTAGAATAAAGAGTAGATTTGACTGGGAAGAATACCCTCCAGAGTTTAAAGAAAAATGGTATGACTATATCGACGAAGAATTTAAAAGAAGAGAAAATGGTTATTGGTTTTACAATAACGGCGTGGCTAATTACATTACTGGTACTCATTACATGTACCTCCAATGGTCAAAAATCGATATTGGAGCTCCAGACTATAGAGAAGCAAACAGACTCTTCTTTATATTTTGGGAAGCATGTAAAGCAGATACAAGATGTTACGGAATGTGCTATCTCAAAAACAGACGATCTGGATTCTCTTTTATGTCAAGCGCGGAACTTGTTAACCAAGCTACAATATCTTCCGACTCAAGATTCGGTATACTTTCCAAATCTGGAGCAGATGCCAAAAAAATGTTTACAGATAAAGTTGTACCCATATCAGTTAACTACCCGTTCTTTTTTAAACCCATTCAAGATGGTATGGACCGGCCAAAAACTGAGTTGGCGTATAGAGTTCCAGCATCGAAACTTACTAGAAGAAAGCTTGAGTCGAATGAACAGCTTAGGGAACTAGATGGACTTGATACAACTATTGACTGGAAAAATACTGGTGATAACTCTTATGATGGTGAAAAGTTAAAACTATTAGCTCATGATGAAAGTGGTAAATGGGAAAGACCTGATAATATATTAAACAACTGGAGAGTTACAAAAACTACACTACGTCTTGGTTCAAGAATTGTAGGTAAATGTATGATGGGCTCAACTTCAAATGCTTTAGATAAAGGTGGAAACAACTTCAAAAAACTATACTATAATTCAGACGTTACAAAAAGAAATCGTAATGGACAAACATCTTCTGGACTCTATAGCTTGTTCGTCCCTATGGAGTGGAACTACGAAGGATTCATTGATACTTATGGACTACCTGTCTTCGCTGTCAAAAACAATACAGTCAAAGGAATTGACGGTTATGACATTACAACAGGCGTTGTTGAGCACTGGGAAAACGAAGTTGAAGGATTAAAAAGAGATCAAGATAGTTTAAATGAATATTATAGACAGTTTCCAAGAACTGAAGCTCACGCGTTTAGAGATGAGTCTAAACATAGTTTATTTAATTTAACTAGAATATACCAACAGATAGATTATAACAATGAAGTAGGCAATGATAAAGCTGTTACACAAG